ATATCGGGACTAGATACGGCAAAACACATGCTACGTTTGGAAGGAACTTTAAGATGATTATTGGACTATCTGGATATGCTCAAAGCGGTAAAGATACAGTGGCTAAGTTTCTTATAGAGCACTATGGGTTTGAACGGGTGGCCTTTGCTGACCCTATTCGTGACATACTGATTGACCTAAACCCCATTTTAGAAAACGGTTTACACCTAAACTCAGTAGTAAATGAATATGGCTGGGAGATGACCAAGAAAAAAGAAGAAGTAAGAAGGCTTCTTCAGAGCCTAGGCCTATCTGCTAGAACCGTGTTAGATCAAGACATCTGGGTAATTGCCGCTTTGCGAAAAATGGAAGAGGTAAACAATAGATATGTAGTAACTGACGTTAGGTTTGAGAATGAGGCCGTAATGATTAAACAATTAGGCGGTCAGGTTTGGAGAATTCAACGAGAGTTTGTAGGCCCTGTTAATGACCATATCTCTGAGTCTGAATTAGATAACTGGGAGTTTGACCGCGTCATACACAATAACAGCACGGTAGCTAGCCTCGAACTTGCGGTTAAAACCAGAATGGCTATGCTTCTGTAATGAGCCGTTACTCGTCCTGCAACCATTGTTGGGTGTGGACTCATGGTAATTTAGACTTTCAAGCAGAAGATGGAACTATATTTAAAGGAGACCACCTTCATAAGCAGTGCTATCACTGCTATAAATTGGGGCAAGTAATAGCAAAGTATGCGCCTGGTCAACATGACCTTATGATTGAACAGTCTAAAAATTCTTGCAGACGATTGCATATGTATCGGTGCCCTTCTGAGCATAACGCAAGTCTTAGAAGGAAAAAGCTAAAGGATTACGCAGATGACTTTTAAAGGAACTTTGTTGCCTTATCAGCCTGAGGCTGTAGACCGCATGTGTGAGCGAACTAAAATGTTAGTAGCTTACGACTTAGGGTTAGGTAAAACTGTTATCACCATAGCGGCTATAGAGCGCCTAATGGATGAGCAGAAAATAGATGAGCCAGGACTTATAATTTGTTTATCTTCCCTGAAATATCAGTGGGCTAATCAGATTGAGAAATTTACAGATGGTACTTCACGCGCTTTGGTCATTGACGGAAGCCCAAAGAAACGAGCAGAGCAGTACGAAGAAGCATTTAACTGGCGTACCTCAGGAGTCGATTACATCATTCTTAACTATGAGCAGGTCGTTAATGACTGGAAATTTATCGAGAAACTGCCAAGAGGATTTGTTGTCCTTGACGAAGCCACAGCAATAAAGTCTTTCAAGTCTAAACGCTCTAAGCATGTAAAGAAGCTAATTCAAACACCTTACAGATTTGCTCTTACAGGTACTCCTATTGAAAACGGAAAACCAGAAGAACTTTATAGCATTATGCAATTTGTAGACCCTACTGTTCTTGGGCGCTTTGACATCTTTGACTCAGCTTTTATTGTTCGTAATAGCTGGGGTGGGGTTAACTACTATAGAAACTTGCCTACACTTCACACCAAAATGAAAGAGGCATCTGTGCGTAAAGCGCAGAAAGACCCAGACGTAGCTCCATTCTTACCTGAGACTATCCACCAAGACCCTGTCCAGATTACATTTGATCGTAAGACCAGCAAACTCTATTCCAAAATAGTCAATGACCTTATGTTTGATTTGGAGGAAGCTCAGTCTTTATTTGGCTCTTCATTTAACATCTTTGCCCACTATGGAGTAGAAGCACAGCGTGGTGGACCTGAGGATGAAATGAGGGGTAAGATCATGTCAAAGATTGGCGCGCTTAAGATGCTCTGCTCTCATCCGCAACTTCTAAAAACTAGCGCCGATAAGTTCAAGTTAATGAATGGAGAAGGATCAGCTTATGCTTGCGACCTTGTTGATACTGGCGCTCTTGATGGGATTCACAGTTCACCTAAACTGGATTACCTTGTGCAATATGTGGAAGATTTTCTCGAACAAAATGAAGAGAACAAAGTAGTTATATTTGCAACTTATGTAGACATGCTGGGCATGATTGCCGAGCAGCTAGGCCCTGAAAGATGTAAGCTTTATTCAGGTAGGTTAGACGCCAAGACTAAAGAGAATAACAAGATTGCTTTTAACACTGATCCTAGTATTCGGGTTCTCATCAGCTCTGACGCTGGTGGCTATGGCGTGGATTTACCTGCGGCTAATCTCCTCATCAACTATGATCTCCCTTGGTCATCTGGAACAGCAGTTCAAAGAAACGGACGTATTAAAAGAGCGTCTTCAACTTGGCCATCAATCGTTATTACTGACCTACTCGTACAAGGTAGCGTTGAGGTCAGACAATGGGAACTCCTCCAACAGAAAAACGCTCTGGCCAACGCGGTAATTGACGGCGAAGGCATTACTAAAGAGGGTGGTATAGAGATGACTGCTGGTAGCTTAAAGCAGTTCTTACTCTCATCTACTGTATAATTGAGGGATGCCTAACGCACCTAAGACTCCTACACGCACTATCCGTGTATCTGATGAGCTCTGGCTTGCTGTCCAGAAGAAAGCAGCCAAAGAGAAGGTCACAGTAACTAGCGTTATTATCGAAGCGCTAGAAAATTATATTAAGGTTGACAAGGCCTCCTAAGCCTATTAATGTAGCGCCCTATAAGGGGGTAGCTATGGATCTAGAAGACTTCAAGAGAAGCGCTCGTCAATTCCTGTCTATTAAGGGCGAGATTAGTTTATTAACTAACCGACAGGCCGATCTTAAAAACAGATTGCTACAAGAGATCGATGTTGTAGAGGCAGATGATAAAGGCCACAGAGTATTAGAGTTTGAAGATACTATCGGCCAAGTTAAAGTTACTAAACAGCGCAAAGTGTCTAAGACATTAGACATGAATGTTGCTGAAACAATTCTTACTCAAAAGGGAATCAAAGACACCTGCGTTAAAATGGTTCCTACCCTAGATGAGGCAGCGATTATGTCCGCTTTCTATGAGGGCTACCTTACTGAAGAAGATATTGATGCCATGTTTCCTGCCAAAGAAATCTTTGCTTTTATTGTGGATAGTAAATGACAGACGATTTTATTGAATCTACTTTTGGAGATTTGTACTACCCAGGAAGTAAACGCAAACGTAAACCCGAGGTAATTAAAGAACCAGAGATAAAAATATCCCCTAATTGGGATACCAATCCAAAGATTAGAACGCTACCTAACGGAATTGACGTTGAGATGTTTGGTATAGGATCGCTTGCAATGGCGCTAGGTAGACCCATCATTACTATACGAACATGGATAAAAGAGGGCTACTTGCCCTCAGCACCCTACAGACTTCCTGCTACTAAAAATAAGCATGGAGAAAATAGACTAGGCAACCGCTTGTATTCCAGAGCCATGATTGAGGAGACAATAGAATTGTTCTCCAAAGCTGGCATTCTTGAGATAAAGCGTATAGACTGGTCTTTACACCGACAGCTCAGTAATGAGATTGCCGAGGCGTGGAATAAAATCCGCGCACAAGAAACTAACTAACAAAGGAAAATAATGTCAATTAATCGCACAGACGCATATCTGCCAGAGACTGATGAATTCAGTAACGAGGCAATCAACGCACGACCAGCTCAATCAACTGCTTCAGGTAATTTCATCCAATCAGGATGGGATGCTGGAGAAAAACTAACATCCCCAGCAGGTAACTTTAATAAAGAATTTAAGTTTACCGAAGGTGGTTTCCAGGTAATTAAGTTCCTAGACCAAGACGGTCCATTTGCTGTATACAAGCAACACTTCCTAAATAATAAGGAAGGCCAAAAGTCTTACATGTCTCTAGGACCTAACGATCCTTTAATTGTAAAGCTTAATAGCAAGCCAGAAGAGAAGCGTGCTTTCTCTATTGTGAACCTATCTGCAGAAGGCGGTCCTCAGCGCCAGATGCTTATTGCTACACCACGCTTGTGGAAGTCTTTACATGCAGCACACTTTTCCCCACAAGGCCCATTGACCAAAAACTATTGGGCACTAAGTCGTACAGGTAAGCAACAGACAACTGCTTATCATGTTAATCCTGTTAAGGGACGCGACCTAATGGAAGATTGGCAAATTGATGAGGCAGCAGCAGAGGCTGCAGTTGCTTCATTCGAGCCATTCACCCGCGCTGACCTCAAGACTCCTACATGGGAAGAACTTGATGCCATTGCGGATTCATTACTTTAATAAATAAATAGATGTTGGAAGCCAGTGAAACCCCTTCCACTGGCTTCTAACTTATAGGGGATAACTTGAATATAATTACAACAAAGAAACAACTTGACGAGATGGTCAAGTACTACCTTAAGCAAGATTCTTTTGCCTTTGACGTAGAGACCGTTGGCAAGCGCAGAGAAGTTCCTGCAGTCAATGAAGTTGTTTGGATTTCTTTTGCAACTCGCGGTCGCGGAGATGTTATTCCTATGGGACATCCCAACGGAGAATTCATTAATTACGTAAAGCCACTTACAGGACAAGGACAGGCACGTGTAGACGCTGGTCTACCTGCACGTGAGTATGACTACTCACGTAATAAGAAAAAGTACGATAAGAATTTTACCCCTGCACCTAAGCAGTTATTCCCAGCAGAAGTCTTTGAGGCTTTAAAGCCTCTTATGTTTAATGAGAACATACTTACTATTGGTCACAACTTAGTATTTGATTTATCGTCCGTGGCTAAGTACTACGACAACGTTATACCTTCAGGCCCATATTTTGATACTTTAATTGGTTCCTTTCTATACGATAGCCGTAATAGCGGAAAGCTAGGTCTAGACGATTGCCTTGAACGCGAACTTGGTTACAGCATGCAGAAAGGTATTGGCCACAAAGTAGAGGACTATTCCTTCTCTGAGGTAGCTAAATACTCTTATCTAGATTCAAAGTACACGTACCTTCTCTGGCAAGAGGTTGCGCCAAAGCTGGTTGAGTCAGAGGTAGATAAAGTAATGACTCTAGAGATGGACGTTCTTAAAGTACTTTGCCAAATGAAACTTACTGGCGCCAATATTGATACAGAACACTTAAAAGCTTTACATGTTAAGTTTGAGGCAGAGATTGAAAGAGTTCGCTCAGATATCTATCGCATTGCTGGCAAGGTATTTAATATTAACTCTAACCCAGAGAAGCAGATGCTACTTTATGGTCCTATAGAAGAGGGCAATAGAGGTTTAAAGCCCAAGATTCCTACAACTAAAGGCGAGAAGAAGCCACCAGAACAAAGAGAAGTATCTGATTGGTCTGTTTCTGCTGATGCTTTAGAGGCCTATCCTGATGATGAATTAGTTGCGTCCCTACTTGAGTATGCAAGCATTAATAAGCTACTTACCACGTACATAATCCCTTATGTTGGTGGCGATGTAATTAAGTCAGTTAACGGTAAGTCTAAGGTTGAAGAGAAAGAAAGCCTTTTAATTAACGGCAAAATCTACGGGGACTTCAAACCTTGGGGCACAGATACAGGTCGTTTCTCTAGTTCCAACCCTAATTTGCAAAATCTTCCTGCGCCTAATGACAAGGTACCTGTAGATAAGGACTACGGAAAGATGATCCGTAATATGTTTGCTGCTCCTGAAGGACACAAGTTAGTAGTAGCCGACTACTCACAGATTGAACCTAGAATCATTGCCTCTATGTCAGGCGACCCAATTATGATTCAGAACTATTTAGATGGTGAGGATATCTATACAACCATTGGTAACACTATGGGGGTTAGCCGTAAGGCGGGTAAGGTCTTAGTTCTAGCCATTGCCTATGGAGTAGGACCAGATAAGATTTCACGTCAGATTGGTTGCTCTGTACAAGAAGCTAAGAAACTTCTGACTGACTTCTCAGATAAGTTCTCCTCTGTAGATTTGTACCGCGCCAAGGTTATTGGGGCTGCTCGTAATACTGGCTACGTCTCCACTATCTTAAAGCGCAGGCGTTACCTTCCCGATATCAAGTCCAAGATCATTGGCTTTCGTGCCAGCGCTGAGCGCCAAGCCTTCAATACCCGTATCCAAGGGTCGGCAGCGGACATAATTAAACTTGCTATGATTAGGGCCTACGAGCGCATACCATCTGAGGCAAAAATGATACTAACTGTTCACGATGAAATAGTTACCGTCACACCAGACGCGCTAGTAGATGAAACAAGAGAAGCTATACGCGAGGCTATGGAAGGTATTAATTACCTACAAGTCCCACTTATTGCTGACATCAAAGTTGTCCAAAGGTGGGGAGAAGCCAAGTAATGAGACCAAAGTTCTTTAGAAAGAAAGACTCAGACGATACTGAAGTCATTATCAATGAAGTTCCTATGAGCACAATCTTTCGTTGGTACCTGTATGACACGGGTCTATCTGAAGACACAAGTAAGCTAGCCGAACTTGTTGGGCTATCACCTATCAGTGAAGAGGGAGAGTCTAAAGAAGAAGAGGACAGCGATAGCCGTATTAAAAAGCTTGAGCCCCTCTACAGTTTTCTCGATACAGTCTCAGACATAAGCGCAAGTTCTTTAACCGCCCTTCATTTAGAGGAGGCTATGCTTGCTGGAGACATAGAGTCTATGGAAGATATAGAAGACCACAAAGAGGGAATGTTTAATGTTTACAAGGCGGTCTCCTTGTCCACGTTAATAGGTGCCTTTTCTATAGGTATAGAATTAGGTATGATTCAGAACAATATGATACGTTCAAATGTTATAGACATTGGAGAAATAAATGACTAGTTCAGACTGGTTCTCTAAAAAATTAGGGCATCCTGTTGAGACACAGACACCCGCACCTACATATGCAGCGCCTCAACCAGCCACTTATGTACAGCCTTCTCAACCTCAATATCCGCCTTCACAACAAGCAACTCCACAAGCACCACGTTGCCCAGGATGTAACAGCGGTAACTATGGAAGTATTCAAGGTGCTACGCCACGTTGTTATGACTGCGGATACCCAATACAACAATCTGGTAGTGGGGTAGGCAAGGGAATTATTACTCCAGGTCAATCAACATCTGGTCCTGCTACACCAGCAATACAAGTTCCAACAGGTACATTCAATGGCAGTAAGCCAGCAATCGGAGCAGACGGAGGATTCTTAGGATGAGCACCCTAACAGGAGATCTAGCAAAAGTATTTAGCGCCATCAATAAAAAGATGGGCGATGACACAATCGTTCTTGGCTCAGATATTACTGAGACAGGTAAGAGAACTACTACAGGGTCAGTTGCATTAGACGTTGCTCTTGGTGGTGGTTGGCCCTCTAATCAATGGCATGAACTCGTTGGTGAAGCCAGCAATGGAAAAACTGCACTAGCCCTTAAAACTATCGCTGCAAATCAAAAGCGTGACCCAGAGTTTACAACTGTGTGGGTAGCTGCTGAAGAGTGGGTAGCAGGTTATGCAGAGATGTGTGGCGTGGATACTTCACGCGTATATGTAGTAGCAACTAATATAATGGAGGAGGCATATGAAGCCGTCATTCAAATTGTCGAAAGCAAAGCTATCGATTGCATTGTTATTGACAGTCTTCCTGCTCTGGTTCCTAGCGCAGAAGACGACAAAGAAATGGAAGAATCAACAGTTGGACGAGGAGCTCTTCTAACAAATAAGTTCTTCCGCAAGGTTGGTAAGGCGTCTAAGCGCTCACTTATCCGCCCAGAGCGTCCATTCATTGGACTAATCATTAACCAGTGGAGATCAAAGATTGGTGTTATGTACGGAGACCCACGCACTACCCCAGGAGGGTTGGGCAAGGATTACGCCTTCTTTACTCGCATGGAAGTCCGTCGTGATGAGTGGATTGAGGCTGGCACAGGGCAGGAAAAGCGCAAGGTAGGCCAGTCAATCAAGATTAGAATCATAAAGAACAAGTCAGCTGCCCCTGGACAAGTAGCAATAGTTGATTTCTACTTTGCAGATGGTGGTGATATCCCTGCAGGTCAGTTTGACTTTGCTAAAGAGATTTTGTCTATTGGAATGCTGAATAAAGTCATCACACGTGCAGGTGCCTATTACAGATACGCGGATAGACAATGGCAAGGTAGTGATGCTATGCTAGCGTCCATACGGGAAGAAATTGATCTTCAAGAGACCCTTGAACGTGACGTGTTAGATTCTATTAAAGCAGGCTCTAAACACGCTCATGAAGAGTAAGGGTCAAAGAGAATCTCAGAAGCACGAGGCACGACTTGCAAAAGCTCTTAACGGGAAACGTAACGCTGGAAGCGGAGCTTTCTGGAGTCGTAAAGGTGATGTTCGCGCTAAGGATGTTCTAATAGAACATAAGTGGACGGGCAAAGCCTCCTTTACCGTTAAAGCCGCGGTTCTGGAGAAGATCATTAAAGAAGCAATACTTGAAAGTCGGATGCCTGCATTAGGCATAAGTCTTAACGATGAGAACTACGTATTGTTAACAGAAGATGATTATCTAGAATTGCGCCTGAGCTTCCAGGAGCATAAAACTTGTACGACGAAGATCTCGGACCAGAACCTTGGAGATACAAAGCCAAGTGTCGAGGAATAGACACTAATACTTGGTACCCGCCAAGAGATAAAGACCAATATAAAGATATTGCTGACCGAGCAAAAGCTATTTGCTACGGTAAAGACGGTCTTCCTGAATGCCCCGTACGTAAGCAGTGCTTACTGTATGCGGAGGAGATGGAAGACACGCACGGAATTTGGGGTGGCATGAGTCACCGTGAGCGTAATGCCCTTAAGCGTAAGGCGACACGCGCAGGTATGACACTAAAGGAGTGGGTATTAACCAAAGAGTCGTGATAGGTTACTCCCATGAAAATGGGAAGTCAGTTAAAGAAATTTGTAGACGTGGGTAAAAAAGAGACCCGCGTACTCGGTTCATTAGAACGTTATCTAATGTCCAAACCTAAAGATAAATCACGTCGAACAGATGTTCTACATCCCTCTGAGATGGTTGCCGCAGACTGGTGCCACAGAGCTTCTTACTTTCAATTACAAGGCGAAGAGCCTATAAGTAATCGTACTAACACTTTACGCCTCGCTTCAGTTTTTGCTGAAGGACACGCTATCCACGCCAAGTGGCAAAGTTGGTTACATCAGATGGGTGTTCTATACGGCAAGTGGTATTGCATAGAATGTGAAGAGTTCTTTTGGGGCGGTGCAGACTGCCATAACGGTCCTCTTGAATACTGTGAAGTCCCTCTATTTTACGAACCATTGCGCATTTCTGGTCATGCAGATGGTTGGTTAGTCGGCTTGGGAGATGCCCTAATGCTAGAGATTAAATCTGTTGGCATGGGAACACTGCGCTTTGAGTGCCCAGAGTTACTGGCTGAGAATAACAATGACTTTGATAAAACTTGGAAGGCTATTAGCGCGCCCTTTATGAAGCACATAATGCAAGTGCAGATTTACATGAAGTTGGCTGAGCTTCTTAACTACGAAGACTATCCAAAAGAGGCAGTCATTATTTATGAGAACAAGTCTAATCAAGAGGCTAAAGAGTTTGTAGT